TGTTGATACGGTACCATAGACTTCGATAACACCAGCAGTTCCTCCACCAGCTGCAGTTGCAACTGAACCTGTAAGAGCTCCTGTAGTATCGTAAACAACAATGTGCATTTCATCACCAGAACCACGAGCATTGTTTGTAGCAAAATCTGATGTGCCTGGAGCACCGTCAAATAAGTCATAAAACTTCCAACGTCTTTTGATGTATGAATTATCTGGAATAATGTTTTGTAGTCCAGCACCATTTGGATCGTCTTTTAGTCGAACTGTTAATGTGTTTGAACTGGTGTCGATTGCTGTAACTTCGTATTCGTTAAATTCATCAACAGCTGTTGTACCAGCAGAGTCGGAATAGAAAGAAATTAAGTCACCGACATTAAATGCTTCACCAGATGCATCTACGTCATCTACTGCAATTGATGTAGAACCAACAGCATCTTCACCAACTGTTAAGTAACTTGCACCCAATACTTGTTCGTATGCAGTAGAACTTGCACAAATCTGAACACCGATTGAGTTACCCCAAGTTCCAGCTGTTCTTGCAGCCCATTCTCCATGAGAACCTTGTCCAGCATCAAAAGATGCTTGATAGTGGTCATCATCTCTAATAAGTATACCAGAGTTTGCACCAGCATTAACTATTGCACTTTCTGCTCTAACTACTTTTAAATTATCTGCATACTGTAAGAAGTTTGCAGCTGTAAAAAATGTTTCAAACTGATTACCAGTTGATTGTGGTTTACCGAAAATTTGTACCAATTGCTCTTCTGACGTAATAGTTGTCACAGAACCAACTGGGCCTTTCTGAAATGCTCCAGCTATTGCACCAATAGAGGTTGCAACTGCAGGTACAACATTTGTTAAATCTATTTCCCTAACATGAACGCCAGGTGAGACTAAAAATGACATGATTTTTGCTCCTTAATTTTAGAGTACTCTCTTTATTTCCTAGTATTTATAAAAATTAAGTTTCTAAAAACCTACTTTTATATGTTATAAAACTTATAAATAATAACATGATAACACATTATGAAAAATATAAAGAAACTATTAAAAAGGTAGCTCGCAGGAATTACCAAAAAAGAGTTTCATGGTTAAACAATCACTTACAAAATGAATCTTGTGTACATTGTGGAGAAAGTGAAACTGTATGTTTAAAACTTTACCCCCATGATGTAGAAATTAAAAAACAAGCAAAACGAGTCGGCACAAATGATGCAAGTAGAAAAGAAGTTCACAAACTAATGAATAGTTGTAAAGTAGTCTGTTCTAATTGTTGGATTAAACTTGACAACGACTTGATTGAATTTCTTTAATTATCTCTTTCCTTTGTTCATCTGTATACTTTGACCACATAGTTATTTCTTCTGTTGTTCTATAACAACCAATACATATACTATCTATAAGTTTACAGATTTGAACACATGGACTTTTCATTACCAATCAGATTCATATGTTCTTACTATAGGACTCCATCTTGTTCCGTATTCATCAACTGCAGTTCCAATATTATCATCTTCTAAACCATTAATGACAAACCCAAAAGGAGCCATATCTTGTTCTAGTTGGTCTTGACTTTCTCTATACATCTGTTCTCTGATATCATTGTTTGTAAGTTCTTTGAAATAAGTTTGATCTGTACACCAACCAAAAATAAACAAACACGCAACCATATCATCATTACAACCATCATCTGCTTCGTGTGATGATCCCTTGACAATAAATGTAGATAGTTCATTGATTGTATCAAAGTCTTCTACAATAAGTTTATTATCTTCTACAAGTTGTTTTAGATTAGAACAACCAATCTTCTTAACTGCTTTTGTTGTTCGTACACCCAATTGAGCTCTACCACCAGAGAATCCACCACCAAGTATTTGACCAGCACGACCTCTCATAGATGCCATAATCATATTATCGTATTCCATGTCATACTGCATTGCATTTGCGACTTGTTCTCCAATATCATTGACTTCTATCAAAACAAATGCAGTATTATATGCTTTTGCAACTTGATGTATTCTTTGTGGAAATAGTAAAGGTTTTATCTCGTTATCTCTAAATTTTGCAACCATACGATAAGGAACTGACGTAACATCAAAAACAATAAATGCAGAATAATCATTTGACGTTCCTCTGGATACGTCTGCTGTAAGTAGATATGTGTGATCCTCTATGGGTTTTTCGTATATATCTAAATTAGCATTAGATTGTATTGGTGTTCTGTATGCCAATCGTCTTAGTGTTGATGGAGATATTAGAGTGTCTATAGAACCTAAAAATTCACACTCAAACTCTGTATTAAACTGTTGTTCACTTGTATTTGCAATAGTCTCTTTCTTCCATTTTTCATCACGGCCCGGCACTTCTGACCAATGAACTTCAATGGGGATGTAGCTATTTCTCTTTTCTTCGGCATCTGTCCATATTTTGTAAAACATATTCATACCATGTGGAGTACTTACTATCATAACTTTTGTAGATTTACCAGAAGAAATAGTAGGATATACTGAACTAAAAAATTGTTCTGCAACATTTGATGGTACATAAGCAAACTCGTCTAAGAATATGATATTATAACTTCCGCCCCTTACAGCACTAGCTGAGGTCGAGGAAGCAAGTATTTTAGACCCATTCTCTAGTTCTAGAGAACCTTTATTCCAAGACATAACTCCTTGTTGTAACCACTTTGGTAAATGTTCATATGCAAGTTGTAGTCTTCCTAATAAATCTCTCGCAGTTGCAGCCTTGTTTGCAAGGATTGCAATATTAACACTTGGGTTAAATAGTGCGTAATGTAATAGATAAGAAACCATAACAGTAGACTTACCAGACTGTCTAGGTAATTTACAAATAGTAAAACGATTATTATGAAATGTACCAACCATTTCTTTTTGAAAAGGGTACATCTTAAATGGTACTAAACCCTCATCAAGTGAAACAATTCTTACATAAGTCTGTATGAAGTACAGAGGGTCTTCCATACATCGCTTGTATTCAAGTAGTTGTTTCTTTGTCCACTCTTGTTGGACATTCGCTCTCTTGAGATTAGGATTTCCAAGATATGTAACATCAGCCATCTTCTTTACCTTTTAGCATTTTCTGGAGTTCAGCAGTCGAACCAACAAACAATGCATTAGTGACATTCTTGGGTGCAGAATTAGGTACTTCTTTAAGTTTTCGCATTTTCTCTTGTAAGTCACCTAATTTCTCCGTAACTTCAGCCACTTGTTTAATAAGATTTCCTGCAACCTCATATGTTCTAGGATGGTCTGACTCTTTTGCAATCTCTAGGATACCCTCAATTGCATCTTGACCTCGTTCAACAAGATTATAGAAATTTTCTCGTTGATATTTATAATCATTTTCTATATCATCTTCATTACTTTTAATAACTTTTTTAGGAACTACAATATTATTTTGCTGAATTGCAGTTTCTACTGGGTCAAAAACTCCAAGAGCTTTATCAACTTCTGCAAAGGGGTCTTTCATAATTACTTATCCGTACCATCAGTTGAATCAAAATTCTTTGCATCTTGAAAGAAAGAACTTGTTTCATTAAATCCAAAATCATCATCAGCATCCGCAGTGCCAGGATTAGGTGTAACTGAATATCTTTGTTCTCTTGTAGGTGTAACTGCAGGTAAGTCTGTAAATTGGTCAACTTGTACAGTTTTGATAACACTTGAAGAAGTAACTGGGCCATATAGATAAAACTTTGTGGTAAATCCCATTGTGTATATTATTGCTCTACGACTTTCAAAATCACCTTGATAATTATCCTCATAACCAACACTATTTAAAATAATAGGAACATCTCTTTTGATACCCATATCTGCCATATCATTAAGTGTAAGTGTATAATCTGGTTGAAAGAATGGTAGTATCTGTTCTACTATTTGTAAAGCATCATCAGAATTTTTTGCCATTGCATATAAAGTTATATCCATATTATATGGAACTGGCATAAACTGTGTATCCAGTTTATCAGCTTTTGAACTGGAACTTTTTACTTTTTTAAATTTTTGTACACGATTCATCTTTCTAGCTGTATCGTATGTAAGACTTCCAATCTCAAAACCAAGTCTAGGTAAAGTTATTGCAGTCGCAGCAGTCTGTGATGGGTCTTGGTCTAAACGAGTTAAAAACTTTTGTTTAGGGCCATACGCCAATGGTACTTTCATAGACTGAATTATATTTCCAGAATTGTCTTTACGAACTATCTGTATATTGTTAAACATAGTTCCAAACGCAACGATTACGTTTCTAACTGTTTCGTGATAAAATTGTTGTCCTAACATTATTAACTCCCAGCATCACCGAATGGATTTGATTCAGAAAAATCTAAAACTGTATCATCAAGAATATCAAACAATTCATTTTGTGAGGTCTTGTTTGTACTTCCATCTCCTACTATATAGGTTTCTTGAATTAGATATGCATCATCACCACTATCGGCTGCATTTTCTAGAAGAATATTTTCACCTATAGAACTTGAATCATCTTCATGTACTACGATATCATCATCTTCCATTAATAGTGAATCTGTATATGTAAGATTTGTATTAAATTCAAGAGCAATACTTTCATTGTAAGCAGAGGTTTGCTCAAGTGTAAATTGATGCTCTCTTGTATTTGTTGTTAAATCAGTTTCTATTGCATCTATAGTTGAGATACCAGTATCAAGAGCTTCTGAACTATACTCAAAAGATTTACATCTTAATTTATATACTGGGTTATTATCTAATTGATAAAAAGGTTCATCATGGTCTACAAAATTAATTTCAAACATTTTTGCAAATACTGGGTGATAAACTAAATCTCCCTCTAATGGTCGGTCAGCATCAGTAGATGCAGTATCCATTAGTATATAAAAATTATTATCACCTTGAATAGTTGTAAGAGTAGATGAACTTGATGATTGGTCTATACTTCCTGCTTCTAAAAGAATAGAACCACCAGTTGTATCAGTTCCATCCTCTAGAGTAATTTGACTATCCAGTTCTTGAAATCGTTCTTTAGAAACTACGAATGTGATTTCATTACGATTTTCTAAACCAAATTGTGTTATGATTTCTTTATCCCCACCAAAACCCTCTGAGTCTTCTACATACATTTCAATAGGATGTTGTCTAGTAAATTTTGATATGGAATCTTCGCCTAAGATATTATCTATAGCAACAGTAGTGCGATTTACATAATATACATCATGGCCATAAATCTGTATGGCTTCTTTAATTAAGTTCTGATATAAACTTCTCTCCGTCGCTAGAGAGTGAAGATTACTTGTATGAAATGCACTATTAACAGCCATTTGTTTATCCTACCATATAATCAATTGGAGTTTCAAATGACAATTGTATCTGTTCTTCTAATTTTTCTAGTTCTTCTTGTGCTTGAGAATAGATAGTTTCACCATTCATAGTTACACCACCTAACATAGCAACACCAGAAAACTTTGAAAGGTTTGCACCCCATTGTCTTTTAATTAATGCAGTAGCGTATCTTTTCAAATAAATATCATCAAATATATCTGTGTATGTTGCTGGATCAATTTTACGATAACACTCAATAATTATAAACTGACCAACATCAATATCATTTGCAAAATCCATATCTATGTATAAACGATTTTGGTGTTGATTGAATCGAATAGGTTTTTCACCAACTAAAATATGTGATAAGAAATCTAAATGTTCCATTGTCATTTGATACTGCATAACAGAAGTAGAACTAAAATCATACAAGTCATTTAATCGTAATTGATATCTTATATCAAACATATTGTTAGTTGCAACATCATCAAATGGAAATATCTGTATAACAGAAACAACAGCTGATGGCATTGGGATAAAACCTTTACCCTCTAAAAATGATGCTGTTATTGAACTATCTACAGAATCAGTTGCAGTTGTAGTTTCGTTACTAGCAGCCCTGTCTACATCTGCTTGTGTAATCTGATGTTTTAAATATACTTTCTCAATACCATCATAATGGTATTGTGCAAAATATTGCAATGCTTCATCTATTCTATCATCTGTTTGGTCATCACTTACGTTAATATCAATAACACCTTTTCCTAGACTCCTTAGACAATATTCTTTAAATGTAGATTTTGTAGTTGGAATAGCCATGTTAAATCCTTTTATACTATTTAGTTATAATTAAAGTCCAGCACCAATTGCAATCGCGAAAGCCCTTGTTCTTGTTTCAACTGCATCCACAAAAGCTTTAATTGATTGTTGTGATGCAACCTTTGTCGCAGAATTACTTGACATATCATCTTCATCTAAAAATGCTGTTCCACTTAATCCAGTATTTATAACTGGACTTGTTAATGTTTTATTTGTTAGTGTCTGTGAGGAAGTCAGGAGTGCGATTGAACTTGTATCTGATAAGTTTGTACTTGCTATGCTAATATTAGCAGTTCCATCAAATGATACTCCAGCTATAGTTCTTGCAGTTTCTAATGCAGTGGCCGTACCTGCATTCCCTGATATTCCGCTTACAACTAAATCTATAGTTCCATCACTATCTTGATATGTAACTGCAATATCTGTTTCAGTATTACTACCAAACATTGCACCCACAGTATCTTGAATAACCTCTGATAAATCTATATTTGCACTACCATCAAAAGAAACCCCATGTATAGTTCTAGCAGTTTCTAATACAGTTGCTGTAGCTGCATTACCAGTTGTATCTTGATTGAGTGTACCAACAACAAAATCTAATGTTCCATCACTATCTTCGTATGTTACAGTAATACCACTTTCAGTATTACTACTAATCATTGCACCAACTACATCTTGTAGTTGTTCATTTGTTATTGTATCACCAGCATCAGCACCAATAAATTTACCAGTAGATGCTTGATATTTTAAAAACTTACCATCTACTTTTACTGAGTCTCTATCAACATCATCCATAAACTCAAGTCTGACTTCACCACCACCAGCTCCAGACATTTGTGATGATGCAATCTGTTGTGCAATGAGTGACCTAAAGTTATCAAATTCTTTTCGTAGAGTTGCAATCTGATTGACTTCTTCTTTGATTTCAGTCTTTTCTTCTAGACTGTCCAGATGAACAATCGCCTTGTCAATCATACTTGCAGTTTTCTCTACTGAAGTAGGTTCTTCAGATAT